GCCCCTTTTATATCAGATGATTAATGAATGGCGAAATGATGTTGTTTGTGAGAGAGCACACTTACCTAGTACGGAGAAGGAGTACTACTTATTTCAACGATACAAGATTCCGATTTTTGGTTTGGAATCGAAGCACAGTCTTGGGGAATATGATGTGGTGATGACTTCCTTGAGTTTTGTTCCTCCCTGGGTTAACTTTCCCTTGATGTTAAAAATGAGTGGGGTTCCCGTCCTGTGGAGGGATCGCCATAGTTCCAAGGATCAGTATCCCTTTATCATGGTTGGTGGTTCTGCGATTTATGGGAATTTTAGTCTCTGTTACCCTGTGGCTGATCTGTTGTATGTTGGGGATGCTGAATTCGAGAACGGGCGGGGGTTGTTTCCAGTCTTGGAGTTTATAGAAAAACATAGGGGGGAGAATAAGGCAACTATTGTTTTGGAGGCTCAACGGAAGTTTAATTACGTCTTTGTTCCTGCTGCTTATTCACCTCACTACGCTGGTGATAAATTCCTGGAGTGGGTTCCCCAGGCTGATGGTTTACCTACTACGATTGTTCGTCATATTTGCGCTGATTTGGATTCTGCTCCTAAATACACTAGGCCGTTGATTTCTTATACCGACTCCACGATGGGACTTGGTGAAGTCGAGATTTCGCGGGGTTGCCGAGGTGTTTGTGCATTTTGCGGGATCGGATGGAAGTATAGACCCTACAGGGAGCGTTCTGTTGATGTTATGGTTGAGGCTATGGTTGAGAACCGTAGGTGGGGTGGAGGAAATTCGCTTTGTCCGATTGCTACAGAATTTGCTTACTACACAAATAAGAGGGAGCTGATTGGGAAGCTGTGCAGATACAGTCGTTTTGTGGACCCTCTTTCGATGAGGGTTGACGCTTTCATCGAGGATGAAGAATTTGACCGGCTTTTGAGTAAGAGTGGTATGAATCAACTCTCACTTGGTGTGGAGGGTGTCTCTCAAAGGATTAGAAACCGCGTGATGAAGGGTATAACTGAGAAGGATGTTCTAGAGGCGTGCCGAATCGCAATTCAGAGTGGCTTTAAGAGGATGAAGTTTTTTATGATTTCTAATCTGAATGAGACGTGGGAGGATTTTGAAGAGTTTTTCTCTTTGCTCCGTAAGGTTAAGCAAATGAAGGATGATCATGGATCAAAAATAGAAATTCGGGCCAGTTGGACTCCACTTTTTGTGGAAGCCTGCACTCCTCTCCAATGGAAGCGGCCAACGATTGCTTCGGTCTATGATTGGAAGCGAATCAATGGTGTTTTGGCTACTATTGGTGTTACAGGGATGACAAGCACGGCAAAAAGGAAGGAAGTTTTCTTGTGGGTTACTCAGGGGATGCATTTGGGTGATACACGTTTTGCTGAAGCTATTGTAAATGCTTCTCTCAAGGCTAACCGTCCATTCTATACTGCTTTTGGAGAGAATATGAAGGTCCTGATGGGGCAGGAGCTTGAGAAAATGGATTTGAACTGGGATTCAATCATCAGGGAGAGGGCTAAGGAAGAGAAGTTCCTCTGGGATATTGTTGATCGAGGAGTAACGAAGGCGGCTTTGAGGAAAAGTTACGAGAGCATCGCATCAGGTAAGATGGACAATATTGTGGTCAGACCTAAGGTTTTGACCAAACCGGCTCCTCTTCCGTTGGAGTCAGAATTGAGTAGGGAGCGGATTCCTGTTGGTTGGTATATCATCGGGTATGAAACTCCCACTGATTGTATTCCGAATACATACTGGAGGGCTTATTTTCATCGGTCGGCTTACTTATCTGATTTTCCTGTTGCCGTTGGTCAGATTCGTTTCGTTAGTGATCGAGCCAACCGGAACTGGTATTCCGGTGTGGATTTTATTGGTCTGGGGGTGCGAGAGCAGCCTGATGCTGCAGCTTGGAGTCGCTTTCGGGATGCGTTAGCAGAAAAGGGGGTAAAACTTCAGTATGCTGTTGGGATTAAAAAGTATCAAGGATTCTGGTCAAGTATCGTTAGTGAGTATGTAGTTGAGACGGACCTAAGTTTAATTGAATACGAGACTTTTTTGTCAGAATTTAGGCGGGCGGATTCCTTTAAGGCAACAGCACATGAAACCAGGTATTTTTCAGGTGTGTGGCGGAAGTCTGTGGATTTAAAAGAAATATTTTTCTTACCAGAGGTGTCGATGAAGATGGATGCTCCTTATATTGTTCTTCGTGTGTGGTTGGGGCATCAAATTGGTATCAGGGATGCGCTGAAGGGATTTCTATCTCATGTATCTTTTTCTCGAATTCTTGGATATTCGGTGAGGAAGGTGGCTCTGTGGCTTCTTGATAACCGAAAAACACGGGGATTACAGGAGAAACTAGGTGACGGAGAGGTGGAGCGTTTCTCGGAGACCTAGGACTTTCTCACAGGTTTTAGGACAGGAGCATGTGGGAAATTTTTTTCGTCTGGTTTTGAGCCGTTATTACACACAACAAATTCCATTGCCGATAGGGGTTCTTTTTGGCGGATTAAGTGGTGTTGGGAAGACAACAATGGCTAGAGTTATTGGAAGTTCTCTTAATTGTAAAAATCGAAACGGGGTTGATCCTTGTGGAGAGTGCGCGTCCTGTAAGGCTATTTGGAGGGGAGAAGGCGGAGTTTGGGAGATTGATGCTTCTTTTTTTGGTTTGATAGAAAATATCAGAGAATTGCGCGGGCGATTAACTTCTTTCTCTTTTTCGGAGTATCAAGTAGTTATTCTGGATGAGTGTCACATGATGTCTCGGGAGGCTTTTAATGTTTTGCTGAAGTTACTGGAGGATCCTCCCGAGAAGGTTTTGTTTGTGTTGGTTACTACCGAACCAGAGAAAGTTCTGGATACAGTGAGAAGTCGTTTGATTGAGTTTCGTTTTAGGGCTTTGCCGAATAAACTGGTTCTGGACTACTTAAAAGAATTATTGAAAACTGAGGGTGTGAGTTATGAGGAGTCGCTTCTTCAGCGGATTTATTTCTTGTCTAATTATAATTTTCGTGATGTTTTAATGAATCTTGAGTATCTTGCCATTATAGGAGAAGGGAAGATAACTGTTGATGTGGTTGAGAGGGCTTTGGGAAATATCTTTCTCTTCGATCAGTTGCTTGAGAATCTTTTGAAAGGAGACTTTGAAAAAAGTTTTGAGTTATACGCGGAATTTTCTCAATTTCAGTCAAATTCTGCTATTTTTCTTCAAAATTTGATCAATTTTGTTGTGGAGTCTTTAAAGTGGGCATTGAAAGAGGGGCGGGATGCGACTAAATACATGGTGGTTTTGAGATGTACGTACAAATTTTTGCATGGTCGTTTGGTTATTAAGGGAGAGGCTGCTATTAAATTACTTCTATTCGACATTATTTCAGCCTTGAGAGGTCCCTCTGTAGTTGAAAAGGGTTCGGTTGCTGTGCTTCGTGGATCGGAAATCTTGGATGAGTTAATCAAAGTAGATGTTTAAACGAGAATTAGCCGTCGTTTATGGGGATCATTTAGAAATTTATGAAACTATGGTTGAAGAGGCAACTCAAACCTTTTCTGCTAAACTGGGTGATTTATCTGTTTTTCATCGGATTTTGATTGATCGAGTGGCCGATTCTTATGTGCAATTGCTCAAATGTGACTCACCCGGCGGTAGCGGCAGTCAGATTACTGAGAAGTCTGATTTACTCAAGAAATGGTTAAGTAGCGCCTTGTCCGAGCTTCATTCAGCGTTGACGGAGCGGAAGGCCAGGGAGCTGTTTTATGAAAAGATGATTGATATTGTTGAGGAGCTGGTTAATCCCATGCCGTTAAGAAGGGAAATTCTGCGGAGAATGCGCGATGTTGCGGAGAGTGAGAAATAAGAGACCCACTATGGAGGGCTCTCGTGAGAGTTCGGATCGACGTTTTTTTGGATGGTGGCAAGGCAACTTTAAACACAACTTTTCTTGAGTCTCGGGATAGCTGGTTAGCTAATACTGGTATTTATCTTGAGTTTATTCCTAGGGGGACCTACGCAACCCGTCTTGATTTTTTGGTTTCTGCCTCAGATGGTATCTCGGTGGTTCGTTTTTCATGGAATCGGTTTTTTCTGAATATCAAATCTACCGCCAGTGTGGTTTTTAAGATTGTGAATTTTGTGGAGGGAAGGGAAGTGATCCTAGGGGAGAAAACACTTCAATTTTCCGTTGCGGATACTAAAGTTCCTTTGTTGTTCACTTATCCCTATCTTTTTGATCTTCCGGTTTTTGACATCAGATTTTTTGCTAATAGGATATCAGAAAATCTTGTGAGTGGTACTAGGGTGGTTCTATTTTCTTTTAAGGCAGTTGATTTGCTGACCAAGGTAAAGGTATCTGTGGATGAGTCGTTCTGGAGATTCCATGAGTTGGGATTGTCTATTTTGACGGAGCGAGGATTGACTGTTCATGTTACTCCTTTTGATGATACCTTTGCTTATTCTCCTTTTTTGTTGAAGCAGCTTCGGGAGCTTCTTTTTGTCTATGCGGAAAGGATGTTGAAGTTTAATCTTGTGTGGGATGTGAGCTTTGGATTTCGCAAAAAGGACCAAGGTAGTATTCTTGACAGTTTGATTAATCGATTCCATAAAGACCTTAGATTGGCAGTATCTTCGGACATGATCGAAAAGGTTGGTGGGGAGGGGTTCGGAGTTCTTGTGGCTTCACCCCGAGTTGATGAGATTTTGACTAAAAACGAGAAAGGGGAAAAGATTGCAAGGTTGAAGGATAGGAATCTTGATTTTTATGCTCTTCGGAGTTTTACGGAAAGAGCCGCATCCGCTAATTGGGGAGTGGAGTATGTCTGGAAATCAATAATTTCTAGGGCGAAGGAAATTCGTTATTCATTAAGTCGTGCCCTATATCAAGGGTATGAGGATTCATTGGGGAATGCAACACATTAACGTTTTTGATCGGGCTATCAAGAGGGTTGAGAAAAAGGCCGATGTTGAAGCTCGTGGTGATCTCTTTGAATTTGAACCGGTGTCCTTAACTACTTTTGTGACAGATAAATTGTATTTGGGGTTGCCTCCTTTGTCGGAGCGACAGGCTGAGGCTGTGGAGTATGCCACTCAAATTTACAAAGAGGAGACTCTCCATCAGCTTCATTGGAAGGTTCGTCGAGTGGTAGATGAAGTGTGCTTACTCTGGGGAAAAGGCTGCAAGTCGTTTAGAATGAAGAACTTAGATATAAATACAGGCGAACTTAAAACGATGAAAGAATGGACCGAAGATGGTCGGATGCCTTGGTTGAAGTCTCTTCGTTCTTCTGAGTCTCACCACGAGAAGCCCTCTATTGTGAATATGAAAGCATCCACCCCATGGAGAGTGAAGCGGGATTTGGTATACAGGATTAAATTAAAAGATGGAAGTGAAACCGACGTGAATTTATCACATCGGTTTTTTAAACATAGGCATAGTGGTGGTTGGAGGGTGAAGGGGGATTGGGTTTCACTAAAAGATTTGCATGTTGGGGATAGGATTGCTACTTCTGTCTATGATTATGAGACGAATAAGAACGGAAATAAAAAGCTGTTGTGGATATTGGGTTTGCTTATTGGAGATGGTATTTTATCTTCTCCAGATGGGTATAGCTGTGGAATTGTTATTGATGATAGGAAGACAGAGTTAATTGACCGTCTTGGTTTTGCGGTTAGTGAATTGGGGTGTATGTTACATAAAAAGAAGAAAACTGGTTGGTCTGATAATGCTTTTGTCTTTTCAATTATTGGAAAGGTGATTGGGAAGAGGTACAATTTTATTTTGTCTGAATGTCAGCGTCTTGGGCTGGCTGGTAAAAATGCGTACTCAAAGTTTGTTCCAGACGAAATCTATACATATAATAAAGCTAGTAGGGTGGAGTTCCTGCGAGGACTTTTGGAGACGGATGGTTGGGTAAGCTCATATAATATTTTTAAAGGTAGAGTTACGGAAATTGGATATAGTTCAGCATCCAAAGAATTGGTGTTTGGAGTTAAAAGATTGTTGGCGTCTCTGGGAGTGCGTTGTCGTATTAGGGAGAAGTTGGTTAGTTCTAAACACGGAATTCATTATACTTTGAAAGTGCGAGATAAATTTAATGGTTTGAAATTGTTGTGTTACCTTGGCTGGGAAAGTAAAGCAGAATGGAGTGATAAGGGGAGGGGAAGCCGGAGTACGAATAATGAGATTGTTTTTGAAGAAATTACCTCCATCGAATTTGTGGATGAAGAGGATGTATATGATTTAGAAGTTGAAGACACACATAACTATGTGGATGCAGATGGTTTCTTAAACCATAATTCGGGGAAGGATTACGTCTCTAGGATAATCCTTCTGCGCGTGGCTTATTTGCTGCTGGCGTTGCGGAACCCACAGGCTTATTACTATCATCCCGACCAACCGTGTGGGATAGAGCGGATTGATATGCTGAATACGGCTACTACGAAAGAGCAGGCTGGAAATGTCTTCTTTGCTCCTCTAAGGAAGTATGTTCAAAGGTCTCCTTGCTTCAAAGATAAGGCGGAGGTTCTTAAATCTGAGATCAAGTTTGATAAAGGTATTTATTTGATTAGTGGCCATTCTGAGGCGGAGGCCCAGGAGGGGCTTAATTTGATTATTTGTATTCTCGATGAGATTGCTGCCTTTAAGACGGATGAGGAGGTAGCTGATCTTAAACGGTTGCGTCTGAGGAAGAATATACCTCAATCTGCAGCGTCTCTGTATGATTTCGCCAAGTCTACTATAGTGACCCGTTTTGCGGGTGTCGGAAAGGTGGTTTTGTTATCTTTTCCTCGGTTTAGGGGTGACTTCATAATGACTAAGTATGAGGAGGGGTTAAAGAAATCGAATGTTTACGTTAGCAAAGGTTCTACGTATCAAATAAATCCCATAAAAAAGAAGAGCGATTTTGCAGGTGAGATGAAAGACAATCTTGAGAGATATAAGGCTAGGATTGAATGTGAGCCGGGAATTGCTGAGGATGCTTTCTTTAAGAATATTATGGCTATTAAACGAAGTTTTAAATTAGAATTACCCAATCCGGTTGATCACCTAACTAATAGATTTAAACCCTGGTTCGTCTGTAAGGATGAATTTACCCGTTTTGGTCACGTGGACTTATCAAAAAACCGGGATTTAGCTGCTTTTGCTTTTGTTCATTCCTACGAGGTTACGAAAAGAGAGGTGCTTACTGACGGAAAGGAGTCTATAATTGTTGAAGCTCCTCTGATGGCTCTTGATTGTCTTGTTTATTTTAAGGCCAGACCCGGCGGAGAGGTAGATTACGAACAGGTTAAAGGGATGATGCTTGAGTTTATTGAGTTGCGTGGGTTTCATGTTGGTTTGATCACCTTTGATGGTTATCAATCGGTGCAGATGCGCCAGAATTTGGAGGATCGAGGAATCGAATGTGAAGAGCTTTCTGTGGACCGTACGCGGTTGCCTTATGAAAGTTGGCAGGATGCGATGTATGAAGGTAGGTTTATTTCTTACTACATTAAGGATTTGGTGGAGGAGGAGATTCCTTTTCTGATTGATTATAAAGGGCGAAAGATTGAGCACAGACAGGGCAGACATAAAGATGGGTCTGATGCTGTGGCTGGAGCAGTTCATAATTGTGCTATATCAGGTATGTGGGGAGCGCCATCTTTCTGGGTGGCTTAACAGGAGGATACGATGCCTGGAGGAAGACCGCTAAAACCAAAGCCGGTTTTTGGAGAGAGTGGGACAATTGGAAAAATTACTGATATTCTGAACTACGTTCAGAACGAGGTGCTTGATCGTAGAGATGTTACTTTGGAACAACTCATTTTTATGACTCGTACTGATGGGCAAGCTCGGGGTATTCTTAATGCGATCAAATATCCGATTAGAATGGCCAGGCCAACGATAAAGGAGGCTAAAGGAGGGAAAAGAGAGGCTGAGTTTGTTAGAAGGAATCTTCTAGGGAATCCATCAGAAAATGGGATGTTTACCCCCATTCGTGTAGTTGTTGCTCGAATGGCTCTAGCAGTAAGAGATGGTTACAAAGTTTTTGAAAAGGTGTGGGAAGCCAAAGATGGAAATATCTGGTTGAAAAAGCTCGCTTATCGGAGTACTCTGAGCACGAAGTTTACTTATGATCAGAATGGTGAGATAACTGGGGCCAACCAGAAGGCTACTTTTAATGGTAAATATTATGATGTATCCTGGAGTAAGGATAAGATTGCCTACTTTCTCTACAATGCGGAAGATAATCCTTACATGGGAGAGAGTGATTTCTATCCTGTATTTTACCATTATGACAAGAAGCACAAGTTGTACGCGATTGCTCATCTTGCTTATCAGTTAAACGCGGTTCCTATTAGGGTGGGTAAGCATCCTGCCGGAATGATTATGAGTGATGTGGAGAAGTTCAGGGCGGCTTTGAAATCTTTGGGGACTGCTACAGTTATGACTTTTCCTAATAATTGTGAAGTAGATAAATTTGAGAGTGACCGGAAGTTGACTGAATTTTTGAATTTGATTCAGCACCATGATTCAATGATGTCGAGGGTGTTTCTCACACAGTTTATGAATCTTGGTCAGGAGGGGAGGGGGGGTAGCTTTGCGCTTTCTCAAGATCAAAGTAATCTCTTTTTGATGTCCTTGATGTCGTTTTTATACGATATTGCGGAGGTGTTTAATACCCAAATAATTCCTCAATTAGTTGATTGGAATTTTGGCAGCCGAAAGTATCCAACGCTTCAATTTACTCCTTTCTCCGATACACTCAGGACGGCTATCATGGATACTTTCAAGAGCATTTTGGCTGCTCGATATCCTCAGGTTTCGTCCGAGTTTGTGATGGAGTTGGAGAAAAAGATTGCGGAGGAGCTTGGGTTAGAGATTGACTATGTTGTCGTGCTGAAAAGGATTGAGGAAGAGCGTCGGAGCATGGCGGAGGCTGAAAAGGGTAAGACAGTTGACACAAAGATCGTTGATAAAGCGGATAAGTCTAAAGAGGAAAGTGACGAGGACTTGGACGGTCAAAACGATTAGTTGGCAACGAAAGAGAGAGGGAAGGACGACTAAATAGGTGATTGAGGTGTAGGGTGCCCTTTCGCTTGTACCATAATTGCACAATTAATAAGGATGCAACTCAGATTGTCGAAACTCGGACGGTTGAGAGCAAGTGGGGTGAGCTGAAGATTGTGATGGCTCGGAACCGTCAGGGGAAGTTAGTGCCTCGCGGGATACGGATTCCTGTATCGGTTCCGGTTGGCACCGCCAGGGAGTTGTGTCGAGCCAGGGGTGGTCAGTTTGAACCTGCGACTCCTGCTGATCCTCGAAAAGAGCTTTTAAGCGGGTCTGGGGTTTTTAGCATTGTATCTTTGAATGAGGAAGGGAAGAGAGAGTTATTAGAAGAATGGATTAGGAGTTTTGAAATGCCGGAGATGCAACTGGCTAAATGGACCGCAGCATCCGTGAACGATCTTCCTGATTCATGCTTTATCGTTATTCTTCCTGGTGGAAAGAAAGATGAGGGAGGGAAGACGGTTCCTAGATCGTTAAGGCTCTTGCCATATAAAGACAAAAATGGTAAGATAGATGAAGCGCACGTAAAAAACGCTTTGGCCCGCGTAAATCAGATTTCGGCTGGAGCTTCGGTCAAGAGGAGTGCTTTGGCGAAGTTGCTTAGAATTGCTCACGCTCTTGGAATAGAGACACAGGAGAAGGAAAAATTCAAGATGAGTGATTTAGATTATCTGCTTAGTCTTCAGGAGAAGTTTGGGGGTTAAAATGCCAGTACCTAAACCTAATTCGGGGGAGAAACAGGATGTCTATATCGGTAGATGTATGTCGTGGATGCATGATAATGATCCTGAAAGGTCGCGGGAGCAGCAACTGGCCATTTGTTACTCAACTTTTCGGAGATCGAAGGGGATGAAAGGTTCTGAAATGGAAGACGGGACTCCTAATTTGCACTATGCGTTTTTTGGTGATAACAAGGAGTATGATTCTATTTCTTCTAAGAAAAAGAATTTGCGTTTATGGAGGAAACAAGTTCTTCGATTTGGAATCTGGAAACATCCTGAAAATCCTGAGATTGAGTTTGAGGTTACGCCAGAGGTCATCAGACAGGTTATTTCTAATTTCCACTCTGGTGTTCCAGAGGAAGCCCCTGTGGTGTTGACCCATACTGACAATCCACTTCTCAAGGTGGGTAGGGTGAAACAGTATGAAATTGGTTCTGACGGCTTGTTTGCTATCTTCAGTGTCATGGATGAAGCGGTTAACAGAAAAATTACGGCATCGGAGGAAACTGTCCCTGGTGTTAGCTGTTGGCTGGATTTGAACTATAAAGATAAGCAGTCTGGTGATGAGCTGGGGGCGGTCATTAAACATGTGGCATTAGTAAACCACCCATATATTGAAGGCATGGCAGGTTTTCAAGCAGTCCTATCTGAGTTTGATGAAGAGAGTAAGATGTATTTGCCTTTAGTGTTGAGTGAGAAGGAATTTGTTGGGAAAAGGTCAGAAAAAACAATGACCAAAGAGGAATTAATCAAGGAGTTGAAGGAGAAGCATCAGGTTGATGTTGAAACACTTTTATCAGATTCGGAGAAGCTCATTCTTCTTCATAAGCGGATTTCGGATGGAGAGTTGGTCTCCAAAGAGGATATCGTGCTGAACGAGGAGTTGGTTAAGGAGCTGAAGGAGAAGCTTCAGTTGAGTTCTGAGGAAAAGGTTAACATGACGGATGCTATCAAGCTACTTCTCAAAAAGATTGGAGGTCTTCCCGGCCTGGAGACTCGTCTGCGAGAAACAGAGTCACAGCTTTCTGAGATGAAGGCTAATAAAGTGATTGATGCTCTGCTCTCAGAGGGTCGTGCCCTTCCTGCAGAGAGGGAACACTTTGTTTCCCTTTTCAAAACGGATGAGGCTCTTTTCGGCAAGTTCATTGAGGCCAGGAAGAAAGCCGATCCTATTGTGAAGTTGAGTGAAACTGGTGTTGTTGGTGACGATCCAACTGGTGATAAAAAAAGAGAACAGAAGGAAGCCCTGGATCGGAATGTAGAAGCTGCAAAGAAAGAAGGCATTGCGCTGAGGGCGTGAGAGGACAAATCTACTGAGGTGATGAACAATGGGTAGTATTAAACTTCCGAGCGTTGTGGATGTTGCGGTTTCGACTGTAAAGGAGCTTCTTGCTTTTACAACCCTTCCTTACTATCAGGTTTCTGGTGTTCTAGCTTCTGGGCAAGGTGCAGTTGTTATCGGTGACCCTGTGGCTTGGGATACTTCCACCAAAAAGTATATCAAATTTGATGCCAATGAAACCCAAGTTACTAATGAGGCTGTAGGAACTGGTAATGGAACTCTGAAGGTTTATCAGCTTGTCAATGGTAATGTTATTCGTGGTAGCGTTACTGTTGCGGTTGCTGATCGCGGTGCTCAGGTTGAGAATGTGGATTATCAGTTGGACTACGAAACTGGATATTTGTATTTTAAAGTTGCTCCTGAAAACACGAAGGCTATTACAGCAACCTACAAGTGGTCTGAAAACGCCGAAGAAGCTGCTGGGAAGTGTGCCGGATTTGTGCGTATTCCAGGTGATGCCACCTCTGCTGATGTTCCCATCGAGGTTGTTATCGGCGGAGCGGTGAAGTATTCTGTTATTTCTGCGGCTACGGAATATTCAGCGAAGATTCTGGATGACCTCAAGGCGAAGTACTTTGAAGTCGCTGATGCAGTTATTTTCTAAGAGAGAGAAGAATTCACTGGAGAGGAATGAACTATGCCCGAACTAGCACTGCTGGAGCAGACCGTTTTGACGGGGTTAATCGAAAAGTTTGTTGCTCCCCCCGAAAATGTCGGTCAGTCACTTTTTACTCGTGTGGGTCATCCTTATTCGTCAGCCAAGTGGGATGTCATTCAGGGTAACCGTTATAGAGGTAAGCCAACTCTTCCGAACCGTGAAGGTAAACTCGTTGGACAGATGGGAATCGGCACGAAAACGGCTACTCTCATCTATTATAGAGAGAAAAAGGCTTTTGAGCCGACTACTTTGCGGTGGTTAAGGGAGCCTGGAGAGCTTGCCCGAAATAATGCTGAGGCGGCTGTCCGTCGGGAGACCGTTGATTTAAACAACAGATTAGAGAGGTTGGTTGAGTCCTACTGCTGGGATGCTCTGAAGGGGACCATCACAATCAATGAGGTTGACGTTAAGGCTACAGTTGATATGGGTATTCCGGGTACTCACAAGCCAACGGCTGCTGTTGAGTGGGATTATATTGCTGGTACTGACTACACTGCTGATATTATTGGAAACATCAAGGCGTGGAAAAAGTTGATCCTGCAGGATAGCGGTAATGAGGCTACCGATATCTATCTGAATTCTACTGTTATGGAGATGGTGTATAAGAATAAAGACCTCAAGACCTGGTTTACCGACAAGCACAAGAATGAGTATCTATCTACAGGTAACGTTACGGCTTTGTTAGGTCTTGATTGGCACATTTTCGATGGTGCTTATGTCAATGACGCTGACACGGTTGTGCCTTACTTGCCTGATACTCATGTTATGATGCTATCGAAGAGAGGGAGTCCTGGACCGTTTCTCCTGCTGGAAGGTCTCTCGGCTGATGAGGATGCTCCGACTAATCATACAGGGAAGTTTTCTAAAACTTGGGAGACAAAAGACCCTTCAGGTCGTTTTATTCTTCTGGAATACAACTTCCTGCCGGTTCTGATTTATCCTGAGAATCTTATCTACGGTCAGGTCGCATCCTGATTGTAGGTTTGGGACTGGTGAGAATAAGGCCTCTTGGCTATGCCAGGATGGGTGGGTGGAGGGTGCCTTAAAGGAGGTTTTGTATGTCATTCGGGTTCATTGTTGGTGTTATCTGTGGGGTTGTTATTGGGGCCAAATGGCACGCGTTTTTCGGTCCTTTAATCACAAGGATCGTTGCTGGAGTTAAGAGTCTTTTTAAAAAGAAAGACGCGGCTGCTAAAAAATAAGGAGGTTTTTTATGCTAATGTATTGTTTGAAGGATGGGCTTACCGTTGGGGAGACGGTTTTAAAGCGTGGTGATATTTTTAAACTTCCCCTTGTTATTGAAGGCGCGGTTTCTGATATGAGTGATGAACAGCTTAACCGGTATCAAAAACGAATCTACAGTGAGCTTATGTTTCGGAAGCCTACACCGGAGGAGCTGGTTCTTGCATATCACAAGAACCATCGGATTCTGGATTTGTGTGATTCAAAGGAGAAGCTCGCAATTAATCGCCGATTAGCTTCTGCTCTTGAAAAAAGGAAGCAGGCTCACGAGGAAATCTTCAAAGGTTTGCCTGATGAGGAGTTGTCTGAGATGCTTGATGTACCTACTACGGAAGATACGCCGAAGGTGGTGGGTGAAGTAACCAAAGATTAAGGGATGCTGATGGCGTTGCAGACTATTTGTTCTATAGATGACGTGCGGGCTGCGGGGAACTATACACCAAAAGTGGAAACTATCACCGTGACTTTTTACTTGGAATTGGTTGGGATAATGTTGCGGGAGTTGATTGGTGTGACTAACTATGAGAAGGCTCTGCTCACGACTAGTGGTTACACAGAATTGGAACTTGCTAGATTGAAGAAAGCGGAGGCGTTGTTGGCAGTTGGTTTTTCCCTTCCTGCGGTATCTTCGATAACTACTGCTCAAGGGACCTTGGCTGCTTACAATTTTGGAAGAGCCGGTGAGGTTGAAGTAAAATCAATCGCTAAAGAAATTATGGAGTTGGCCTCAAATTATATCATTATGGGGAAGGCTTTGATTCCTACCGAACTCTTTGTAGATCAGGAGGAAGGTCGCTCTGTCTGGTCTACTGTCTTCATGCGGGTCTTTCCTGGTTTAGACGAGATGCCAACAGTAGCTACGGTGCACAGTGAAGCGGAGTCTATCATTCAGACTGAGCGTGGTGATGTTGCATACGAGCCAAGTATGGGTTGATAATGGCTTATTACTTTCATTTCGTTCTGGAGACCCCCTCGGATTTGCCTGCTTGTGTCACGGGACCGATTCGAGCAGGGATGAAGATTGGTATGACAAATTCAAAGGCTTTATCTAGCAACATCAGGAAGACTATCGCGGAGAATACTCCCGTCAGGAGTGGTCTGATGCGAAGCACGGTGGCTGTCTGGAATCTTCGTTTTTCGTCTAACCGATGTTCCATGGATGCTGGTTGGAGGAAAAAGGATTTTCCGGGCGTGTTTTATCCTGTTTTTGTGCTTCGTGGTACAGGTGTCTACGGACCTTGGAAGCGTCCTATTGTTGCAAAGAATAAACATAAAGTTTTTGTTTTTGAGAATGAGGCTGGGGAGAAGATTGTTACCAAAGAGATTGAAGGTCAGCAGAAGCAGAGAATTTTTGAGAATTCTTGGCTTCGTATTTCTCAATATATTAATAGCCACTTTGCCCTTTCGATGGTGAGTGGATATCGGATGGTTTCTGGGTTTGGAAGGCCGAGAGGACATTAATGCCTACTATCAAGCACAAGGCTGTGTTGAAGGAGATTTTTGAGGCTGCCATGGAGTCTGGTGGAAGTCTGGATACCTACTGCGATAAAGTGATGCTAACATCTATCAGCAAATTGCCGGGTTCTACAGATAATTTTATTATCCTCGGTGATTTCACCGCTTCAGATGTCCGGGTTGGTTTTTTGAAGGAAAAGTACAGGATAGTTATTCAGGAGATTCTTTGTGGGTCTGTGGTAAAGGAAGTTATTGATGGTGAGTCGGAAGCGGAGGAGAGGGGTTTTGAACTGAGTAAAAGAGTTAGGACATTGTTGATTAACAATAAGACTCTTGTCTCGGTGAGTTATCCTACTGGGGCTGCAAAGGAGAGCGTGTTGCTGGATTCTCGGCAGGAATTCTTTTTATACGAGGAATCACTTTGTTCTTGTTATATTATGCCCTTGGAGATGAAGGTTATGGAGGAGTAGATGGCTATTTTTCCCCTTACGGTTTATACTGGGTTGAAGACAGTACTTGAAGACTCCGCCTATTTGTCTTATGTGGATACTATAACAATTCAAAAATTCAGACAAGACAGTATGCCGAATTTTGATTACTACTGTATTGTGATTAGTCCGCAGCTAGCTTCTTTGGTTGTCTACCCCGCTCATCAGAGATACGTCGAAAATCTTATCCATCTGATTCTTTTAGGAAAGATGCTCAATGGTGAGGCGGATGCCATTTTAGCAGATCAACCTGGAATTACTCCTCCCAACGTAGGTATCCTTGCTATGTATGAGGATGTTATTTTGACTCTTTACAATAACGATCTGGGTGGTGCTATTGAATTGCAGCCCGGAATCCGTGAATTGGATGAAGCATCAGATTTCAATGTTTTTGTAACTGAAGATAGAGAAGGATTTATAATGGAGACTAAAATTGTTTATAAACCGAGAGGAGAGAGATTTGTGTCGCTTCCTTAGCGTGGTTTACTAATGTGAGGAGGTGAAGGATGCTGCCTAAAAGGCGAGTGAAAGTGGTTTTGCGTGAAGGCGTTCCTCCCATGTCTGTGGCAACGCCTTCTCATTCTGTGATGCTCATGAAGGATGTTCCCGTGGAGGTTGATTATCATTTTTATGAGGCTCATTTAAAGCCTTATGTTGAGATTTTTCGACCTAAAGTAATTAGAAAGAGAGAAGAAAACACAGATAAATTTGTCGGAGGTTGATATGCTTCCCGGTTATGAAGGCCAACGTGCTGAGAACATGTGGTGGGCTTTTTCTACTAAAAGGCAGTCGGATTACGATACGCCGGTGCTGACTGCGGACCTAACTTTGATGCACCCATTCAGAGAACCGAATGTTGCTGAAGTTACCAAGGAGATGAGATCGGATCGTGCTACTTACGGTAAAGGGCATGAGTTTTCCACAAATGTGTGGGAAGTTGCTAGGGATATTCGTTTTAGCCGCACCTTGGATGGAAGTTCTTTGATTCTCGGTTGGGCGTTTGCTTTTGCTATGGGGAAGGTTCTAAGCGGTCAGCGAGACCCTACTAATTATCCGAATGTCTACTACCATACGATTACCTTTTTTGATCCCGTAACTGAAGAGACCGCGATGCTTCCTACTACTTCTATTGTGGAGTCGGTAGCTGCTGGTATTAAAAAGTTGTATTACTCTCTGGCTGTCGCTTCACTCACGCTTTCAGCGGAGGGTTTTGAACATCTGTCTCTGGCTGTTGACATGATCGGTAGTGGTCAGTCGGCTGATTCAGCAATAGACAAACCTGAAATGCCTAGTCTTTCCTACCTTACCTCGAACAGTGCGGTAATCAAAATGGGTGACGCAGAGGAGGACATTTCAACACGGATTCGCAGTTGGTCGATTGCTCTGAATAACAATCCTAAGGAGAGTCGAGGGTATTTCCCCGGCAGTGGTACCTATCGTGGTCGTATGGAGATCGGTGCTCGAAGTATTGTTCCTTCATTGGTTCTCGATCTTGATGAAACGGATGATATTCTCAAGGATTTTCTGGATGGAACGCAGCTTGCTCTGGATATTCTCTGCGAGGGTGCAACGATTGGTGGTTCATACAAACACTATCTCCGAATTCGTTTTCCTGATCTGAAGTATCGGGCGACTCCAATTGAGGAAAGCGATGGTGTATTCACTTATGCCGTTGCTTTTGATGAAGAGACAGTGTTGTATGATGAAAACGCTACTCCTGCTCCTTTAGTGCAGGTGGATGTCCAGAACACTCAGCAGACATATCTAACGGCGTCTAGCTAAAAGTAAATATATTTGTGGGAGGTTTTGTATGTTTGACTTATCTGTAAAGGAAGTTTTTTTCCGGGTTGTAGAAGAAAGAGGCGGAAAAAGGATCACGGTTGTGCACTATTTCCGGTCTCCAACTTCTGAGGATTGGTTCAGCTACTTCGGTGGGGTTAACCGCCTTGGGTTGAGCAAAGGGCGAGACACGGTAGAGTTTTCGGCGGCTGCCCAGGAGAGGGACGTTGAACTTTGGGAAACCCTGGTGACCAAGGTTGAAGGGTATGTAGTTGCAGGACAGAACCTTATGGAATTTTCAGACTGGAAGGCGAAAGTGCCGATTCCACACAAGTTGAACGCCATCTCGGGCTTTTTGGTGTGTTACCGAGCGAATCCTGAGGTTGATATTGAAGAAGGGACGGTTCTTGATCTGGCTGAATCCGATATTGAGTTGACTTTTGGGGTTGTTCAATTTAGCAAGCACGTGGAGGTAACACATACCTTTAAAATGCCCGACGCTTCGGATTATCTCAAATACACCAGGGCTATTGCAAGGATGCAGCTCGTTAGGACTAAGCAGAGGGGTGTCAGTGACATCCGGGTTCCCTCCAATATCCACACTTTTGTTGACTTGTATGCCAAATTGATCAAGTCGGTGAAGGGTTACGTTTACGAAGGTAAGGATGTTATGGAGGTTTCGGATTGGATCGGAAAGATTGATACTTGTCACAAGCGTGAGGCTGTCCGCGAGCTGCTAGGCACCTCTCTCCAGGAGGAAGAGGAGGGGTAACTGAGGGAACGGAGGGGATATCTCTCTTGAGACGAGTTGCTAAGGTCATCGTTGGGGAGGGATTGGGTAAGCGGCTTTGTCCTGGTGAGGACAAGTGTGCGAAGTTTAAATCGTCGATTGATGAGGATGTGTGTGAAAAGTGCAGTCAAAATTTGGCAAAGCAGCGGCTGTCTTCTATTGAGGGCTATGCTGCCGTTGTTCCTTGGGTGTCGCATTTGCTTTATATCTATAGTTTGGTTCAAGTGGGTGTGAGCTTCGGTATCGACGACTTAAATAGAGAAGAGTGGAATGGTTTGCTAATGCTTGAATCGGTTAAAGGCGAGTTGGAGCAGGAAAGGTTGGACAAGATGAGGTTGGAACAGAAAGTAGCCTCGGCGAGAAGCAGAAAGTAAGGTTGTGAGAATCAGATTTTTGTATACGGGAGCTTGAAATGGGTAGTTTTTCTGATTACCTTGAGAATGAACTTTTAGATCACGTATTCAAGGTTGGAACATGGTCCCCCCCGACTAATCTGTATATTGCTCTCTGTAAATCAACAATTGCAGATGATGACACTGGTAGTTCACTTCCTACGGAGGTTAGCGGTGGTTCATACGCCAGGAAGGTGGCTAATAGCTGGGTTACCGCGGCGGCTGGTGCGACCTCTAATGCAGCGGTTCTTTCTTTTGTTGAGGCTACGGCTGTCTGGGGGACCGTTACAGATTTTGCCATCGTTGATAGTGGTTCGGGTGGTAACATGCTTGCTTATGGCAAACTTACTACTCCGAAGAAGATCGGTACTGGTGATACCGCCAAGTTTGCAACGGGTGAAAAACATCGCCCTTACTCCTCAAATTCGGGGAAGCCTGATTTGCAAAAGCAAATTGGTAATCCCGAGCCAAGCCCAGTTTATTGGGAAGGTGTAGAGACTATACGGGGAGGGTTCGCTATTGCGAATCAAGAGATAGTCCAGACCACGAACACTCTTTGTGGCGGCGAAAGCCGAGGTGGTACGGATATTGACGTGACTCTCTCGTAGTATTTACTTGACATGCATTAAATTTCGTGTTATCCTGAGTGCAGGAGGACACGAAAGCGAGTCAAAAAGTGGTAGGGCGAGAGGTAGAGGTTCAAAGCCTCTACCTCTCTGGTCATGGTGCGCCGTTTATCTCTAAACAGCTTGGTTTAAGTGAGCACGTAGTTTATCGGGTGTTGCATGAAGGAGGAGTTTCTCCTAAAGCAGAACTTTCTCGGAGGTATAAGAAGAAGTCGGTTTTTTCTCCTGAGCAAGAGAAGGAAATAGCCAAGTTGTATGGGGAAGGTTGGAGTTTTACTCGGTTGGCTGAAAGATTTGATCGCTGTGTCTCACCTATAAGAAGGGCGCTGATAAGGGAAGGTGTTGCCATTAAGCCGAAAGGTAGCCGATATCGAGAGTTTTCGGAGAAAGAGATTTCGGATATTGTTTTTCTGTATCAATCCGGTTGGTCTCAGGCGAAGATAGGAGAGAAATATCGAGCACATCAAACAATTATTTCTCAGATTTTGAGAAACCAGGGAATTTTTCCAAAGAGCAGATTGGCGGAGGGAGAACGGCATGGAATGTGGAGGGGTGGTTTTGCTTCTATAGCCGGATATCGCTATGTGCATCTTTCCGCTAAACATCCTTTTCGTTCTATGGCTCATCGTTCTGGTTATGTTGCGGAACATCGTTTGAGGATGGCGGAAACTCTGGGTCGTTCTCTTCTTTCTTCCGAAACAGTCCATCATATTGATGGAAATAAATTGAATAATTCTTTAGAAAATCTTCAGTTGATGCAGGGGAAGCATGGAAAGGGTCAGGTTGCCTATTGTCTGCATTGTGGTTCCCTTAATGTTGGTTATAAGTAAGGAGAAGGAATGAGTGAGGAAAGGAAAATAAGGCTATATCTTGCTGTCCTTAACCATGGATGGCTTAGACGAGAGCTTGTTCAGACGGTTCTACCCCAGATGCAATCAACACCTGGGGTAGAACTTGTCTTGGAACCCTTTCATAAGACCTGGGCACAGCCTATCTTCGACAACCGTAATAGGATAGTTAAACGGTTTCTGGAGACGGACTGTGATTTTCTCTGTACGATAGATTGTGATGTGGTTCCCCTGGTTAATCCGGCTGAGTTAGTTTTTGCCAACAAGGATGTTATCGGTATGCCAGCCAAGGTGCGTCAGCATGGTAGAGCAATCAATTGGGTCGCCTATGTGGAGCATCCAAAGCATCCTGGTTTCTATGCTCCGGTTGACTTTTCCAGGGTTGATGACAGCATTGATCTCCTCAAGGTTGATACCATCGGGACAGGCTGTATTGTCATTCGGAGGAATGTTCTGGAGCAGCTTAAAGGTAAAGATGGTGCTTTTACCGTTGAGGTTGATGGTGATGGAATTGTCGCTTATGGGACTGATTTTGCGTTTTGCAGGAGGGTGAAGGCTGCAGGGTTTGAAATCTATACTACTCCTCAGCGAATTTGTGAGCATTTTAAGGAAGTCGGCTTGTTGGAGATACAGAGTTTTGACGACAGTGATAATCGTGATGTCTCTGCTGGTAAGTATGAAATTCCTTGGGGTGAATGGTCAATCGCTCAGTTGGATTGGACTTTCATTCGAGATATTCTCTATCGGAAAAAAATCAAGAACGTTCTGGAGTTTGGAAGTGGGTTGTCTTCTCTTTTAATATCTGAAATAGTTGAGGTTGTCAGTTATGAGACTGATGAGGAGTACGGGAAGGAGATTGAAAAGAGAAAAACTCCTGAGAATCGTCTTGAGATAAGGTATTGGGATGGGGCGACTAAACCTAGTGAGCTAGATACTGAATCTTATGATCTGATTTTTGTGGATGGGCCTCCTGGTAAGTGTGCCGGTGGAATAGGGAGGGAGCATTCGATTAGAATTGCCTCAGAGATTGGAGATCGTATTATCCTTCATGACGCGGGTCGGAATGAGGAGTTACATTGGCAGAAAATATTTCTAAAAGGGGAATTTCAGATGGTGGCTAGAAACGGATTGCATCAAGCTCGATGTCAATACTGGGAAAGACGAGAAGATAGTGGGGGAGAAAGAGTTTTGCCGAATTTGGTATCCTAGATTTGTCAAACACTCAATCTGTAAATCGGGCTCATGCACTTGTGGGTGTGGTATCTGTGGCTTCTTCTATTTCGAGCGCAGCCGGTTTTCATCGGACCCGGAAGATCACAGGTGTTGTCACTGGATGTAAGATTACTGTCTTGGGAATTTTATTCGTTAGGGGGGTGAGATTTCTTGCTGATGTGGTCTCGGCTATTTTTAACACACTGAATGTGGCAGTAATAAAGCGACTTCATGAGCTGATTTCTACGATTGTTTATGCGGCGGCTGGTGGGGGGGAAGTTTCAGACCTCGTTTTG